ATAGGGAGGCATAGAGTCATCACCAGATGGATTATACCCCATCTTGACCCATCCTACACCACAAAACAACGCATCAAACATGGCCTGATGTATTTCAGCTTTAGCATTCATAAGGTCCAAGCCAGCATTACCGGCTCGTTCCATAATCAACGATATAGCGTCTAACTCACCCGCCATACGTTCTGCGTTAGGCTTAGCATTAACAAACACTTCAGGATAATGAAATGCTACAGACGATAAGATCTGCCTGACCAAAGGATACATACGAGACACATGAATAATCTCATCCTTATCAAGTCCTGGAATATCCATCTTTAGCTCATACGATGCTAAAAGCTTTTCCCAAGACTTATGCTTAGGTTCCATAACTCTCTGGACCCTATCAATCGTCTTACGCCAATACTCACGCTCTTTATTGTTTAATTTAATATCAGCCATTTCAATTCAGTACATGATAACGACCGGAATGCGCTGGCCGTCCAGGTAAGGCATCTAAGATATTCTGCCCACTTCCCAGTATTGGGTCATCCGTATGTTCTGCATGACGATACATGTGAACCATACCATAACGCCATTCATCAGCGGCATGATCTTCAGCGTGAGTGTCTACATCTTCTGGATTCTTATCTGCGCGGGGTAACGCAGGCACTGTACGCATAAAGTTATCATTCCAACCTTCAAAAGAATAAAACTTCTCATGTAACAATGCATCTCGACAAATACGCCATCCATTCACACGATCATTGTTCGCTCGCGTTATCGGTAGCTCGTAATCGCTGAATACATCAGCAGCACTCTTAGTCATCTGCTCGGTGAGTCTACGCTTAACCCACATACTAGGATCAGCATAAATCATAATAGGCATACGTCCCGCTGTATACGGAAAGCCTTGGATTCTAGTTACGATTTCCTCTGCGTGCTGTGACGCTGTTCTATCACCTTGGTAATATTCCATGAGTCTGTATATATTACCATCAAAATCTATTGTGTATAAACCAAAACTAGTAGGTGCCGACTCACCGTAATCTAATGCTCCATACAAAGGCCACGAAGCTGGTACTTCGAAACTCTTTGTCTCGATTTTATTTTTATTCCACTGAGTAAAGAATTGTCCTTGGTATATATCCCAATCACCGTTTAAGTACGCTTTACGCAAGGCTTCGTCACGAATATTCTTTAGTGATTGTACATACCTAGGGTCAGCTTCCATTAGAGCTGGATTGTCGAACACACGGGCCGAAATAAACGTATAGTCGTTCTCGTCCTCGGCTTCTTCGTAGCTACGATCTACCCATAACCTCTTTGCCCACGCATGTCCTACACCACCTGGGTTTCCTGTAGCCCACATTACAGGCTTAATGCCTTTGTTTGCTGTACGGCATGAGCTGCATATATACTGCCACTGGAACTCTGTAAACTGTGTTACCTCTTCAACTGCTACGAAATCAAACTCTTGCCCTTGGTAGTTAAACACATCATCTTCGTGTTCTGCATGACCGAACATCAACTCACTGCCATTAGGCAAGTACATTACGCCTTCACTCTTATTGTACCAGTTACGTATCTTCGGAAACTGCCTAAACAATGGCCGGATATGGTTACCGTCTAGTTGCTTAAATGTCCTACGAATCAAAAGCCCCGTAGACCCAGGATTCTCCATGAGCATGATGAGCATTATGATTCTAGATGCGTAACTCTTCCCCCCACCTCTAGCACCGCCGTAGAACGGATACCTAACACCGTTTCTAACAGCCTCCAGAAGTTTAAATTGCTTAGGCTGCAGGGCAACATTAAACTCTAGATCTTCTAGACTCTCTGTATGAACCCTACCGCGTGTTGGCATGTTTTTTAGTTACCGATGCAAAGGATGTCTGTAAAAACCTACCCATAGCTTGTTTCTTCCTAACACTCTCGTCATACTGGGGTAGGACTAATAGCTCTATGTCTGGCTCTGAAATCCCCACGCTACGTTCTTCGTTTGCAATAGACTTTGCTACTTCTATAGCCTGTTCTGGTTCTATATCGAGCATGTCTAAGTACGGCCTAGCGTCTTCTGACATCAACCATGCTATGGGATCGTATTTCCAATCTTTAGCGTAGTCATAATACAAATCCCTTACCTTTAATATAGGCATATCTTGTGACTTTGCCAAGTCATTAAAACTAAGTTCTTTTGACTCTACTTTTTTATATGCCCCATGCAACCATTCATGGTCTTTCCACTTATATTGCAACTTAATAATATCATTCAAAGCTTGCATAAACACCACAAACGCAAGTCTCCTATAGGATTTAAATTCCCACGTTTTCGCAGCATCTACAGTACTGTTAATAGAACTAAAGTGTAAATCTACAGATACTGCATCGGGATCCTGCTTAGGTGGTACAGGAATTTGTTTCCTATGTTTACCTGGCCTACGTACATACTTCGAACTCTTTTTAGAGTCAGCTTTCTGTAGAGCTAGGTAGATGTCCTGAAGTTCGCTCAACGGCTTCCGCTACTTCCACAGCCTCAACAGGAGATTCAGTACCTTTGAAGCTAGTTATGTTTACTACAAATTGAGGCTTAGAGGTTTCTGATGTTTCTACACGTACGAGCTTAGTTTCTTCGCGAGCTGCGCTAAGAGCCTTCAAGCACATAGTGTAATCTTCCATAGTCTCGTTAGCTTTATATATTTGCTCTAGTCTGCTAAGTCTAGTAGCAAAGTTTGCTATGGGTATGTGAGCTACTAAAGCATGACGTTTCTCCTGAGCCTCGTCAATCATAGATTGTACTTTAGAACTCTCAAGATGCTCTATGACCTTAGTGCGTGTAGTGCTAAGAGCCTTTGCTATTTCTCCAGCGGTCTTACCTTCGTAGATCAGCATAGATACTACGCGAGCAGAATCTAACGCTCTGTCATTTACTAGGTTTGTCATTGAATGTTAAATCCTATACCCTCTAAGGCACTTTTAGCTGGCCCAGATACCATTGTCTTATATAAATCTTCAGCCATAGAGCTTAAGTTACGCCTACTGGGGTATGACTTCGCTTGCTCTAATACTCTAGATAAAACTGTTACTTCATCAGAATTTAAATTATGCTTGGGGTGTGCCATACGTGCAAAAAACCCATTTAGATCAAATACGCCTACATCTGGATCTACGGGAAAAAGCCACATATTACGTTTGTTTATAAACCTAGCAGTTTCCAAAAGCTGAGGTACATTACCTATGTCTGCATCTGCGTGAAAGTTTTCTATGTTATAAGCTAACTTACCTATAGCTCCGCCTTTCATCTCAGGCAGATCTGCGGGAACTTTTCCAGACTCCTTCATCATTTGTTCTATACTACCCTGTTGCTTCTGAGCTCCTGCAGAACCTCCACCACCTTGCGCACGCCTACGTCTACGCTCATTCACAAGATTTCGCAAATGCTCTTTGTACGACTCGAAAACAGAGGGTTGCTGGTTTTCAACTTCAGGACCATTCAGGATTTTGTTAAATTCTAATATTTCTGAGTCTAAGGCATCGTCAGTCATATCTTGTAAACTTATAGCCGAACCTGCATCGTCTAGTTCTCCCTCGAACTTATCCATCTCTGATTTGAACTGGTCATACAGAGGCTGTTGACGCTTACGTCTTTCATCCTCAGCCATAGACAAATGCTTGAGGTTTTCTTCATACCCTCCTACCGTCTGCCCACGTTTATTCCACTTCTTAACCATAAGTTCGTCTATAAGATCCGCAAGCCCATCATCTGACAATCCATCTAGCTTTTCCGTAAACCCTGGGTCTTCGTATGTCTTATACCCACCTGGATTTTTTACATCATCGTGCTCTAGAAACTTCTCAAACTCTTCTTTTGACCCACCGTCCCAGTCAGGCTCGGGCATGTCTTGTCTAGGCGCAGGAGGCACACTGCTATCTTCAAGCATATCTGATACTTCACGATCAGGCATAGCATACTTCTTGCCGCCACTAGCAGCTTTGCCTATGTCAGACTTTAAGAGCCCTCCTAGAATCCTTGGACCCTTAGCTGCTATAGCTCCAGTAGGCGCGCCAAAATCTTCCAGGGCTGACAGCGGTCCATCTTCACCACCATACTTAGCTTTTAAACTATGCGCTATACCGTGTAATAACTCTAACTGCGAGTCTGGATCATTACTTAGATCTTGTACAGTACGCGACATTTGGGCTAGATCATCGGGTGTCATACCCAACGCTTGTCCTACATCATCAAGAGCATTACCAGACCACTTACCTATAAGGCCTCCAACACGATCAAGATCCGATGGATCAGACTTACCTGTATGCCACTCACGATCCTTCGCTGTAGTTGTCCCTTGACCCGCAGCAGTATCCATAATCATACGTGCTAACTCTTG